GCCTCTTACGGCCTCGCGGGTCGGGCTCCGGCGTCCACGGGTTGCCCCACAGATCGGTCAGGCCCCCGTTTTCGTCCGTCATGGAAAAAAATCCTTGCGTGGCACCCCCGCCGGTCCTTGGCCGAGAGGCGCCCGAACCTTTCGATACCCCCCGCCTCGGTCAGGTCAGTCCCACACTCCGACCTGGTTGCGGCTCTCCTGTTCGAGGGCTTGCTTGTGCCGGTCGTGACAGGGCGACTTGCAGAGTGTCTGAAGGTTGGTCTCGCACCAGAACAGGCGCTCATCGCCACGGTGCGCGCGGATGTGGTCAACGACCGGACTGTCGTCGTCCGGGCTCTTCCCGCCGAGGACGCGACCACACCCTGGCCATTGGCATGTGTAGCCGTCGCGCAGCAGAACCTTGGCGCGCAGATGCTTCCAGCGTGCGGTCTTATACCAGCCACGCCACGGCGCCGACGACTGTGAAGGCAGCGGACCCGAGGCGACAGCCGGACGGGCGAACTGGGTCTTGCCGGTCGAATAGGCGAGGCGCTGGGCTGGAGAGCGGAGCCGTCCGGCCATCACACCCCCTTAGATGCGGTAAGCCCGCCGCTGACCGGGTCAGGGCGGGCTCAAGGCGCATTTCTCAGCGATGCGAGTCCATAGGACTTACCGGGCCTTGTTGGCAAGCCCTTTCCACTTCGGTTCCGCAAGAACTTCGCTTACCGCTTCCAGAGCCAGCAGCAGGCGCTCTCGATTGGACGCCTTCACGTCGCCACCATCACCCAGCGAACGGATGGTCGCGCCCCTGCCGGCGACGGCGCACAGCACCTCGAAAGCCCGACCATCGCCGGTCCGTTCCGAGATCCTGCGCCCGATCTCGGTCACGACCGCGCCCGCGCTACCCGAGACCACGACCTTGCGCAGCATCCCGTCCGGGTCGCTTCCGCCGCCCGACCGCGGAGCCGTGTCGCTGACGGCCATCGGCGGCACGGCCCGCCCCCACAGAACGCGGAAGGCGGCGGCGTCCCGCTTGTCGTCGTCGTCGATCACGCCCGCCCGATAGAGGTTGACCAGGCCATCGACCCGGCTGGCCCGGCGCACGGTCTGCACGTCCAGCACCAGTTCGCCCTTGCGCCGAACGAGGGCGCCGTCGTCGTCCCTGCGCCACTCGCCAACATCGACTTCCTCGACCTCGAACGCCTCACCATGCCGACGGGCGCGGGCCAGGGCGGCGGCGATGGCGGCCTCGGTTTCCTCGGCCTCGCGCGCGGCGGCCAGTTCCCGTTCAATCTCGCGCACCATGTCCGAGGCCTGACGCCGTTCGGCCGGCGAGCCCGCCGCCAGCCGCTCGGCCTCGCCCAGCCGCTCGCGTTGGGCGCGGCTCAACTTCCGTCCGCTGACGACCGGTTCAGACATGGGCGCCGCCGCCTGGGCGCGCCCTCCCCGGAAAGCCTTACGCCCCACCACGCACCTCGCACTCGACCGTCACGCCCAACCGCCCGAAGGCGCTCTTCACCCCAGCCCTAAGCCGGTCCCGCGCGAGGCTGGTCCGGGCCACGATCACGCTGCGCTCGCCGTCCCAGCGCGCCGGATCGAGGTAGGCGACCGCCCCGCTCTCGCCCATCGCCGAGGCCACGGCCGTCCGTAGGTTCTCCGGTCCCGCCCATGCCGAGCGCGCGGGCAAACCCGGTTCGTCCGCCTCGTCGGCCAGCCAAGGCAGGAACCGACCCTCGTCCAGCCAGCGGTCGAGGTTCATGGCCTTGCCCCGCCCGAAGTCCGGGTCGCGCTTCACCGCCTGCGCCACGGCGGCCTCCAATCGCTCCGGCGTCAGGTCGGTCGTTCGGTCAAGCGCCGCCGCCCACGCCGCCTCAACCCGAACCGGGCTCACCCGCTCCGGGGCCTTCCCCGACCAAAGCCGGGCCGCTCGCGCGCACGCACGCGCCGAGGGTTTCAACCCTTGAGAATCTAACTTCCCTATTTGGGTGACATCCGTGTCACCCCATGGGGTGACATCCGTGGTTCCTTGGGGTGTCACCCGTGTCACCCCAAGACCCTCCGGCGGGGCGTCACCCATGTCACCCCGCGCGGCCTTGGCGACGGCCTCTCCGGTCCCCTCAGAACCGCCGCCGATGACCCCGGACGCGCGCGACGGCGCACCGCCGGAACGGTCGTCCCTGACCGCGCCTGACGCCCTCTCGCGCTTCCTTGGGGTGTCACCCGTGTCACCCCAAGCGCCGAGCAGGCGCATGGCGTCGCGGGTGTTCGCCGGGCCGGTGTCCAGCGGCAGCTTGTAGATGGGCATGACCTTGCCCTTGAACGTCTTGTTCCGTCCGGTCCGCTTGATCAGCCCCGCATCCTCCAGCGCCCGCAGCGCGCGCTGCACGGTCCGGTCGGTCGCCTGACTCTCGAACGCCAGGACCGACACCATCGCCCACGCCTCTCCCGAGGCGTCGGCATAGCCGGCGAGGTCGACCAGCACCTGTTTTGAACTTCGATCCGGACAGGTCTGCGCCTTCGCCCAGGTCACCGCGATGTCGCTCATACCCGGTTCGTCGCCTCCGGCGTTCGGCGGATCAGGCCCGTCTGGCGCGGCGCGATGACCGTCCGCACCGTGGGCTCCGGCGCATCCATCTCGACCAGGTCGCCCGACTCGAGCCGGGTCAGCACGTCGATAGCCCTGCCGAGCTCACCCAGTTCGCAAAGGGTCTGCGACAACAGTTGCCGCCGATGCGCCGGGTCCGACGCCTGCAACTCCTCATCTCGCAGAATCTGTTCACGGATGTCCGTGACCGCGAGGCGCTCTTCCTTCAGCCGGTTCAGGGCCGCTTCATAACCACTCATGTCCAACCCCGATCCGCCGCCAACCATGCCGGCATCGTCCACACGTTCTCGTCGCGGCCCTCGCCGCGCTTGCACTGGCTCTTGGGCGCCCAGTGCGCATCCACGTCGCGCCCGGTTTCTGACAGCAGCCACGCCTTGTCCGTCTGGTCGTGCAGGACCAGGGCGAGCGCGACCGACCCCTTGGGCGGCTCCGCGACATCGTCGAACCCGAACAGGTCGCCGGTCATTGAAACAGCCCCTCCGACCGCGTCGCGCGCGGGTTCAGCCAAAGCACCTCGGTTCGAGCTCGAGCTCCGTCCGCCAGCGCCTCGCGCTCGATGCGCGACCAGCCCGGCAGGCCGTCGTCGTAAAGCGGATGCGGATAGCCGGAGAGGACGACCGAGCCCTTGAGCCCGCGCAGGAAGACGAGGAGTTCCCGGTGCTGTTCCGAGGTCAGTTCGTGGGCGTAGTCCGCCCCGCTGTCGCGCGTTTCTGGCAGATACGGCGGATCGACGTAGTGCAGGGTTTCGTCGCCGTCGTGCGTCGCCATAACCGAACAGGCATCGCGGTTCTCGACCACCACCCCACGCAGCCGATCCACGACCGCGGCCAACGCCTCCGGGTAGTTCAGCCAGTCCCGCGCTGGCGTCGTGCCCGACCGGCTGCTGTTGGACCGGAATCCCGTGCGCCGATGCACACCGTTCGAGCCGAACCCCATGAACGAGCGCACGATCAGCCTTCGGGCGGCCTCAACCCCCACGGCGCCGGCGTCATAGGCGTCGAGGAACTCCTCGCGCGCGAAGGGCGTCAGGCGGATTTTCTCGACCAGATCTTCGGCCAATGACGGGTCGCGCAGCACGCGGAACAGGTTCACGACATCCGCGTCGAGATCGTTATAGACCTCCGCATAGGAGCGCCGCTTTCGCAGCAGCACGCTCGCCGCGCCGCCGAACGGCTCGACATAGGTCCGGTGCGGCGGAAGGTTTTCGACGATCCAGGGCGCGAGAAGCCATTTGCCGCCATGCCATCTCAGGAGGGGACGCACAGGCGCACTCATGCCGCCCTCGCCAGTCGCTGGAGGATGTCGCCGCAATAGGCGGCCTCCCGTTCGACCAGGATGGCCCGCTGGCCCTCCGCACGTGCGGCAAGGCCGGTCGTCCCGGACCCAGCGAACGGATCGAGGATGACGGCGCCGGGCGGCGCAATCAGACGGCACAGCCAGCGCATGACCGCGACCGGCTTGACGGTCGGGTGGCCGGTCCCGCCGCGTTCGGACCGGCTGACCTTGGGCGAGTAGAAGAAGCGAGCCGCGGAGCCCGCATCGCCATAGCTGGTCATCACCGTTCCGACCGGTCGGCTTTCGCGGCCCAAGGCGTACGGGGCATAGCCTCGGCCGCTCTTCGTCTGCGGGAACGCTGCGATCACCTCGGCCGAGCCGTCGTGCATCACGTTCGCCGGCCACCGCTCACCCACCCTGCAGCCGTCGATGTTCAGGGCGCCGACACCCCACCTCGCCATGTTCGCGTCGATGCTGCCCTCTGACAGCGGCTTGCGCGCGAGAACGATGGGCTCGAACCCCGGCTTGAGCGCCGTGCCCCACCCGCCCCATCGTCTGCCCCGACCTCGCGGCCCTCGCGCGCCATATCGAGCGCGGGCGCAACGGCCAGAACCTCCAGCTGATCGAGGTCGAGGACATCGAGTAC